CAGGAATATGGAATACAATAACAAGCACTATTTCAAATGCAATAAATTCTGCTTATAACACGATAGTTTCAGTATTGCAGTCCATATACAACTTTTTCAGCAGTATTTTTTCAAACATAGCTAATTCCGTAAGTTCCACATTTAATAATATAGTGAGTGGAATTAAAGGTGCTGTTGGGAATATCAAATCTGCTATTGTTGATGGATTCAATGCGGCAATCAGCTTTATAACAAGCCTTCCGTCAAAGGCGGTCCAATGGGGCGCTGATTTCATCGGGGGCTTAAAAAACGGAATTATGTCTGGTGTGCAGGGGATTGTAAATGCTGTAAAAGGTATTGGAGATAAGATCAAATCATTTCTGCATTTCTCAGTTCCGGATGAAGGACCACTAACTGATTATGAAAGTTGGATGCCTGATTTTATGGGTGGACTAGCCGAAGGTATCAGTTCAAACGAGGACACTGTTCTTGACAAAGTTAAAGGGCTTGCAGGCGGCATATCAACCCTTATGAAAGGAGCTACAGCTTCAGCTGCAACAGCAACTGGAAGTGCAGTAAATAACACAAGTAATACGACAAATGTGACACAGAACAATACCTTCAATAATTCTTACTCTGGCAGTGATGTACAGGCACAACAGAATGTATCGAAGGGCATGAAACAGTCGGCACAGGATGCCACAAGCTATATGGCTAAAGGGCTGGCATATGCAAGGTAGGTGAAAAGGAATGGCAAGAAATCTAAAACCGGTTAGCATTGCCGGAATAGAAGGGGATGCTCTTATCAGCGAGGATATCAGCTATTCTGCTGACATTCCTGAGTATCCTGTTGAAAATGGTTACAATGTATCAGACACAATTATATTAAAACCTATTCAGTTGAGCATCACTCTATATATAAGTGATAGCCCAGCTACATGGAGAAATCGCAAAGGGCATAGCCCTTCTGCGGGCAGAACCAAGAAGATATGTGAGAAGTTTGAGAAATTGTATTTTCAGAGAAAATTGGTAAAGGTTGTCACTACAGACAAGATATATACCAGTATGGGAATCACATCAATGTCAATTTCTCATAGTTCGGAAATTGGGTACGCACGACAGATACAGTTTTCATTAAAGAAAGTGTATATAACCAAAAGAAAAACGGTTTACATACCTAAATATATTTTGCAGAGTGGAGAATCGAAGAAGAGTGCAGGAAAAGCGACAACGTCATCCAGTAGTTCAAAATCTTCGGGTTCTTCGACAAGCAAATCTGGAGGCTCTAATAAATCCGGAGGCTCTGGCAAGTCGAGTGGTGGAAAGAAGGGCTCTATATTATATAACATCGGGAAAAAAACAGGATTTTTGTAGGAGGTGGGTAAATGCTATATATTACAGTTCCGGATATGAACGATAGTGTATCGTCGGTGACGATTGCAGAAAAAGAGTATCTTATCCGCTTTACATACAATGGAACAGGAGATTTTTGGAGCTTTGGATTATCAGACACAGACGAAAATCCTATTATTTCTCCGACCAAGATTGTGCCTAATTTCCCACTGACACATTTTATGAATTTCACATCATTGCCAGATGGAATATTTGGTGCAATTAGTGAAGAAACAAGACTTACAAGGGAATCTTTCAACAATGGAACCGCAGAATTTGTTTTTATACCTTGGGATGAATGGGAGGATTAAAATGGCACAGGAAAATTTTATCAGAAGATATCTTATGAAGGCTGGAAAAATGGGGCATAACGGATTTCAAATCGGTCAAACTTCAACCGAGAATCCGCATGCATTGCATATAAGTTTTAGCATTGAAAAATCGACATCAGAAACTGCCAATACAGCCAAGGTACAAATATGGAATTTATCCCCTGCCAATCTCAGCATCCTCGACACGAAAGATTGCACAATTGAATTACAGGCGGGATATGCCAATCACATTGCATTGATTCTAGCAGGAAATGTAGTTACATCGTCAACTGAAATGGATGGGGCAGACAGAATGACGGAAATAGAAGTTGTCGACGGAAGGGTTGCTTTGAGAGATACATATATATCCATTTCTCGCTCTGGAAAAGTTAACAGCAAGGAGGTATTTGACCAAATTGCAGGAGAAATGGGTGTGTCGGTTGTGTATTCAAAAGGTTGCAAATTCAAAACCTTACCGCATGGATTTAGCTATGTAGGAGCAGCTAAAACAGCTTTGAAAAAGCTATGTAAGACATGTGGTCTTAAATGGTCTATTCAGAATTCGGTTTTACAGATAAGGAAACCAAATGAGGCTATAACAACTAGGGCGTATCTTTTAAGTACCGATACGGGACTTTTAGAGGTGCCTAAGCGAATAACTATATCCTCCGAAAGCGATGATTCGAGCAACGGAAAAAGCAATAGTCAGATAGGCTATGAAGTGAAATATTTTTTGAATGGAGCGATTGGAGTGAATGATTATATAAGATTGGAAAGCGACAAAGTGCGTGGATATTTTAGAGTTTACAAGCTGACGATTGACGGAGACAATCTGGAAGGTGATTGGATATGCACAGCACAGCTTTTGGAGGTGAAATAATGTTACAAGAATTTGTAGAACAGGTCGAAAAGGCTGCAAGGTCGGTAATGGAAGAAATGCATACTGCGATTCCTGGAAAAATAACGGCATTTAATGCAGGAACAGGATTTGCAACTGTAAAACCTTATGGAACATACACTACTGATTCTGGAAGAAAAATGGCATACCCAACAGTAACGGAAGTACCGGTCATTATTCCTCAAAGTCAGGTGAATGACATTTATATTGCCTTTCCAATAACAGTTGGTATGGATTGCTTGCTAATCATTTCAGAACAGGAATTGGATGCATGGATAGGTGGCGGCGAATCAGAAAACGATATTCGGTTTGACTTGACAAGTGCCATAGCAATCCCCGGATTGTCCAATAAGGGCAACGCTGCTTTGAGGGAGGCTTGCAGTAAAAAGAGTTTGATATTGCAGAATGGTTCGACAAAGGTGTCGGTGAATAAAGACAATGTGGAAATCGCAGGAAATTTAATTGTGAGTGGCGATGTAAAAGCTGGAAATATATCTCTGAAAAATCATACACATGCAGGTGTGCACGGAGACACATCAAAGGCAAAATAAAGAAGGAGGCGAGGAAGTGGATATATTGCTTGACAGTAATGGTGACTTGGCATTCAAGGGAACAGACATTGTCCTTGCCAATTCTGTTCGCCAAAAGATAAAAATTCGGCTAAAGTGGTTTTTTCAAGAATGGAGATGGGATGATGAAGCTGGTGTTCCGTATTTTGAATATCTTTTTGTGAAAAATCCAGATATAGACCAGATTAAAGAATTGGTAGAAGAACAAATTTTCAATGTAGACGAAATTACGGAAGTTAATGACGTATCTATAGAAATTGATAGCTTAAAAAGGTCGGCAGTAATCCGATACGAAGCTGTTACAGATGAAAAAACATATAAGGAAGAGGTGAAGATTGGTGGCTGAATATGGAATTACAGATAAAGGATTTGAGATTAAAAGATTGGATGAAATATTGGAGGAACTTCATTCAGAACTTTCTGGAAAATTTGGATTTAACACCAGATTGGATCCTCAATCATTTCTGAATGTACTAATAACAACATACGGCGGACAAATTTCCGAGCTTTGGGAAGTGGCACAGGCCAGTTATTATGCAAAATATCCGTCTACAGCTGAAGGAGTAAGCCTTGATAATGCTGTGCAGTACGGTGGCATTCGACGAAGCCCTAATAAATACAGTTATTACACATTGCATTGTACAGGCGATGATGGAACGATTGTAAGACAGGGAGCTACAGTTGCGACAAATACAGCACCACAAGCTAAACTGGCGGCTGTTTCAGAATTTGTTATAACGAGGGAATCTTTCAACAAGGTATCAATAAGGGTATCAGCTCCTATTACAGGGGCTATATATTCTGTATCAATAAACGGTGTTCAGTACAGTTTTACAAGTGTGTCCGATGATGAATTATCAATCATTGAAGGCCTGAGTAAAGCTGTAAATCCAGATGGATATAAGGTATCTGTGAATGAAAGCAATATTACATTGGATGTGATCAGTGAATCGGCATCAAGGAGTGGAATACTTGTGCTTTCTGACAATTTAACAACAGCAAGCGTTACAACACTTGCTGATTTTGCAACTATAGATTATGGAAAACTTATATTTCCTAACGGAACGATAACAATCATGATTACAAATATTAGCGGGTTCAATGCTGTTGAGAATTTGATTGCACCTACATACGGAAGGTTACAGGAAACGGATGTAGAACTTCGACATTCATATTTGGCAAAATCGGCTATTCGCTCTACAAGGATGATAGACAGTATTTGTTCTCAGTTAATAAATAATGTTCCGAATGTAGAAAGTGCAACAGGATATGAGAACAATACGGATGATACAGACGAGGAAGGAAGACCTCCGCATAGCGTTGAAATAATAGTAGATGGCGGAGATGAAACAAGTATCGCAAGTATTATTCTGGATAAAAAAGCTGCTGGTATTCAGACGTTTGGCTCTATTACTGTTAATGTTGCAACAGAGTATGGAGACTCCATTCCTGTAAGTTTCAATAGACCGGAATACATTTATGTCTGGATGAAAGTTACATTAGATGCAGACAAAGCATATCTTCCTACAAATTATGCAAACTTGGCGATAAATTCAATTGTCAAAGATGCTTCCAAATTACAGGCAGGTGACAATATGTTGTCACAGACATTCAATGATGGGATTTATTCGGCAGTGGGCGGTGTAACTTATGTAGATATTAAATGTGCTGCCACAAAAGACAAAGAGCGTATTCCGACCAGCGATGAATACACAAAGGTAAATATAAATGTTGAAAGCAGACAGAAGATTGTGGTTGCAGATACGAGAATTGAGGTGGTGTATAGTGGACATTCTTGATAAATGGTTGGATGATTTACCGCAACAGTTTCAAGGAAAGAAA